CGTGGAGAGGGTGGTCAGTTCGGTGAACTGCTCTCTAGAGCTCGTGAAGATCCGACCATTTGTGGTCTTCACCATTGGGATCTTGTCTCTATGCAGATCCTACCTTGCGTCTTTGGCCGTACGACCCAGCATAACCGCGTTTGCGAGATCCGTCGGATTCGCGCCGTTGGTGACTGGGAGCGGACTCAGATATGCGTCCAGGGTTATCTCCAGGGAGAGCCCCGCGCAACAAACTGCACTATTCAGGCCATTCTTGAGCCTTTCAAAGTTCGAGTCATCTCGAAGGGGGAGACGCTCCCCTATTTTGCAGTAAAGCCCTTACAAGTCGCCATGCACTCAGCAATGAGACACATGGATTGCTTTCGACTTATCGGGCGACCATTTAGTCCTACCGATCTGCTTGATCTTGTAGAACGCTCAGATGCGAGCGAAGAATGGTTTTCTGTCGACTATTCTGCTGCCACGGACGGTTTGTCCTGGAAGTATTCCGGGAAGATATTCAAATACCTAATTGGTAATCTTCCTCGTGAGCAGATTCGACTGGCGATGGCGGTACTAGGCCCTCATCGCCTCCATTATCCAACGAAGGATCATTCCCGCGTAGAGTTTCGCGGCCTTCAGAGGAACGGCCAGTTAATGGGCTCGACCTTGAGCTTTCCTATACTGTGCCTTGCGAACCTTGGTGTGTATCTTCGCACCACTCAGAGTCACCAGCAGGGCTGGACTCATGAGCAAAGGCTTCGCCATGTCCTCATTAATGGAGATGACATGTTGTATCGTGCCCCACGTCCTTTGTGGGAGGACCATATCCGAATTGGAAAGTCGGTTGGTCTGAACATGTCCGTAGGCAAGGCCTACCATCATTCTATCTATGCCAATGTAAATAGCATCTCTGTACATTATAAAATGGCATCGGGGCACACGCCCTGGCAGATTGATTTCCTCAACACTGGACTCTATTTTGATCAGCATAAAGTGGCTGACACCAAAGAGTCTAAGACCTCTGGTAAGAGGTCTTGCGAATGGTACGCAGGTTGCAGGAACATCGAAAGCCTTGACGATTATGTCGGCATCGATGATTTGAAGGATTCATGGTCACCCCGCAGTTGCGCGACTAACCTCAATGTACTGTTGAAGGGTTGTTTACCCGGTAAGCAAGCTAGAGTAGCTGCACAGTTCATTCGCCTTCACAAAGAGAAGATTGAAGAAGAGTCCCTCGCC